GTTGGTTACTCACCCCCCCCTTTCGCTTCGTAAAGCAATATTAGCTATTTGTTAAGTTACGGCCTAACCAGCCTATATGAACTAACAAAAATAGCAATATTTATTACCCTTGATCCCCATCATTGACGGGCATACTTTTTGTATGTATGATCTTCTTGATCTTTCTGCGTTTGTCTACGCATTTGACCCAAATAATAAGATACTGACACTTTTGTCATGTTTATCGGAACATATTTATCCGATGCCTTTATTGGCGATTTGATTTGTTGCAGGTTTCTCTTTTCTGAGAATAAAAGTACCTTTACTTTCCAGAAATCAACTTTTATAACATGGAGTCTGTTATTTTGACGTTAACGTCTGCCTTGTTAAGACGATTTAGTTGTCTATGTGCATGCAAATGTGCATACAACACTACTATACCATCCTCGAGATGTGCTAGACTGTCAGATCTAGCTATTGACAATTTGACGAACCCCCCCCCCCCTCTTATCATGAGTACAACTAATGTGAAGAGTTTGTCGATATCTAAAATCGACTCGGAGGGGGCAGTACCCCCTCTAGATGTGAGTTCTGGTGTTTTACTAAGATCCGATTCTGCAGTGCAAGATGCAGTTTCTGTACCAATTTTGCAATCCTTCTCTTTAGATATTATGAATACATCTATTAATGAAGTTAACCTTCCCCATGTGGAAGGAGTTCCGACCCCCCCTACTAGACGAGTAGCGAATCAGTTTTTCCCTGCCCCGGGTGAGACATTTTTCCCTGAGTTTATGCCTGACGGTTCAGTTTGTAATTACATTATTCCGTCTTTTAACTCGGCTGGTGTGGCTATTCCTGCTGGTGACGTGCGTGTCATCATGGCGGATACCGCTATGTGTTTGTTCACCCCCGATGGCCATGTGCAATATGTTTTTAAATGGTGCACTCTTGCTTATCAACTCCCTCTTCCTGAGGGATTGTTTGAAGTTCTTGAGTCTATTAACGTGATGAACTATCGGCCCAATTACCCAGAACCCCACGTTCATGTGTTGACCCCCGTTTTGCAAATCCCTCGCCCGGGTATGCTCGTGGCCAATCTTGAGCACTGGGTTATGCGTTATTCTTACCCAGATGAGTTTTGGGCTGGGCTTAACATTGATTTTTCCAGCACGATCGGTGAGATGTTTTTATATCTCAATCCTTTTCCAACCGATCCTGGCCTTAAAGCTTTTGTTAAGATCCAATCGTATGCAGTTAATGATATTTACTGGCGTACGCCTGGACATCCAGCGCGAATTTCTTATCTTAATTCATTCAAGATTACGAGGAAGAGTTTGACCAACTCTCCCCACGTGTTCCCTTCACGTGTTGAATCTGGTTCCTCTGATGGTGGCAAAGAGGCGGCTTGGAATGAGGCCGATAGCCATAGTGATGGCAGTCATTCAGCCTATTGGGATACTCCCCATATTAGGACTAGTTTTGTTCCTAAGACAGATGATGAGTTTCTCTATGGTAGTGCCGAACCTGATGTTGATGACATGTATCCCGGTGACGAAGATACTGGTGTTGTCTTTACATCAGATGACCTTCGTTTGTGCAATCTTAATGTTGTTGCTGAGATTGATGATGCGAAGGAACGAGAGAAGAAGGAGTTACGTAAGCTTCAAGTTCAGCAGCGCCGACTTGAGGGTCGTGCTGCGAAGGCTAAGCTTATTGCTGAGCAGGCAAAAGCCGCGAGTACTCGCGCTTCTGCGAAGTTGCGTCGAACTAGCTTCAAGAAGATGAACGAAGAGCAGATGAAAGAGTCCGTTGCTGAGGTTAAGGTTTATCGTGAGCGAGCTGCTAGCCTGATGAAGCAGGGGATGAAGTTGACCGAGTTTGTTGAAGAACCGCGTGTTCTTAATGAACAATTTGTGGCTACGGCTAGCCATAAGCAAATTCAGCGCGAGCTCCAAGCCCCAGGGCCTGTGAAGGGCAGCTACAAGTATAAAGCTGATAGTCCAACTAAGGTCGTGTTGGGAGCTTTTGTCCCCCCAGTGGTGGGTCACTTGCGACTTGTCCAAGGAATCATCAAGGATCGTGATGATTTAGAAGCGTTATTGGTGAAGTGTCGCAATGAGACTATGTGTGACACAATGAGACGTTTTTATGTAGCGTTTGAGGAGACTTATGCGCGCAACGATCTTGAAGGCGTGGCGGCTCTCGAGAAAATTATGTGGGATCTGTCGCGCAATATGCCGCGTGCTAAGGAGGAGTTTGTTCGTTTACCACCTCCAGTTCCTGCTAAACCTTCTCGTGTCGTTATGGTTAAAAGGGAGGAGGGCCGATTGGAGATGGGTTCCTTTTCTTTTTCCAAGGACGATTTTCCGCCGCTGTACTCGTCTGCTTCTTTGCCATTCCCTGATTTAGATTATCCCACTCCCTTCTACGTAGCCAGTGACTTGGTGTATGTTATGAAGAGGGTGGTATACGCCACGCAGTCCCGTCCCCTTGTTGGTAGGGTTGAAGGTGGTGAGCATTCGAAGATGAAGGAGATGTCACCTGATGTTGAGGATCCTATAATGCACTCCGTCGGAGTTGATGTGCCAATGATAGGACATACTGAGGTCAAGGTGAATCGGGAGCAATTGATGCGTCTCATGCCGTCCTTCTCGGACTTCCTGCCCAAGGAACTCAGGGAGAGTTCATGGTGGAGAGACATTTATGGCTTTTTAACGATGATTGTTAATTTGAGCGGTGATCCATCCGCTTTGCAAATTTTCATGACGTTGTCAAACTTTGTTATTCAGCATGTTACTCCGAAATGTAAGAAGCTTGGTGATTCCATTATTGCTGCCATGGGCCTTAAGTGGCAGACTGAAGGTGGGTCTGCTAGTAAGGTTAAAGCGGAATATCCAGATGATCCTGCGATGGTTTTGGGTCTTGAAGGTGAGGATCCCCTATTACAACCATTGGTTGACCAAGTGATGGATGTTCCTGTTGAGGAATGGAATGATCTCCCAAACAAGCTCTTCGGAAAGACTGTCGATGTCATTGGCAGTCCTCTGGGTCGCAGCATGTATGATTTGTTTGGTCTTGTAAGTATCTCGACGTTGCTCGCTCATACCGGGCTTTTTGGTGATGTGCGTGATGTTTTGCGTGTTAAGAAGTCTGTTGAGAGTGTGCTCCAGCCTAATACTAGTGTTGATACTTTTGTTGTTTCTTTGTTTAAGTTTGCTTCTGGACTTGTACGTAATATGCGTGAAGCTATTGTTGAGCGTGATTGGACGTTGTTGTTTGGTGGTGTTCGTGATGTTGAGGAGCTTATTAAATATACATCGTGTCTACTGTACAATCAAGAGATCTTGATTCGCCAAAGTAGGTTGGCATCGGAGTTCGAAAGTAATCTTGCAAATGGTGTTTACCCCCCCGGTATACATATGCAAATTACTGACGCGACCCGTGTCAACCTCTTGCGAAGGTGTTTACCGGACGTCACTACTCATAGGCAGCGAGCAACTCGCGCCAAGGATAATGTCATGGCTGGAACATTGATCCGCATTGAGCAAGAGATTATGCGTTTGGTGGCTAAGGAGAGCTCCCGAAATGCAGCAGGTGGAGATCGTATTGAGCCATATGCCTACATGCTATATGGAGCCGCTGGTGCAGCTAAGACGACTGTTAGTAAAGCGATATTCAAGGGTTATGCTAAACACAAGAAGTTACCGCACTCTGCTCGTTCCATGACTCTTATTCAAGCAGGACAGAACTTCTTTGACACTGCAGAAGATGAGAGTTGGGGTTGCCTGATGGACGACCTTGACCATGCAGTCGGATCGCCTAGTTATGGTGATTTGACACATCCGTTGTTGTTTACTAAGATCGTCAATAGGCATCCCTTCGAAATGGAGCAAGCTGCTGCTGAGAAGAAGGGCTCGATTTATGCTAATTATCAAGTTGTTGCTTACACTACCAATTTCGGGCATGCGCGCTTAATGGGTAACACTGTTGAGCCCATGGCGTTTTGGCGTCGTATCAAGCATCGAGTCCACATGATTGTTAAACCTGAGTTTGCCTCAGCATCGGGCCGAATCATGGAAAGCAAATGTGATGGATCTGGTAATTATTGGCGTTTTGAAATCTACGTGTTTGATGACTCAATTGAGAGGGTTGGTTTTGATACGGTTCCCTTCAAGCTAGATCGCATTATCCTCGATTATGGTGAGTTTGTTAGGTTCATGGTGCTTGAGGCCGCTAGCTGGGTTAAGAAGGAGACTACGTATCTGCAGGCTCGTGAGGTTGGGGAGATGTGTGACTATCATTACGTCATCCACCCCTCGCCTTGCTGGGCCATGCGTGGGGAACCAGAACCACAATTGCAGAGCTCTATCCTAGATGTTTCTGGCATCCCTAACGATATTGATGGTGAGCACCCTCCAGTGTTGCCTATTCGAGCGTACTACCGACCCAGGACAGGTGGTAGGCTTCCTCCAGCTGGGGGGCGCTTGGAATCTGGTAAAGCGGGTGCCATTGCCACGATCATGGCCGGATCGATTGTTGGTGTCCTCACAGGCAGTATTGCAAGCTCAAGAGTTGAGGGTAGTGACCCCTTGGAAGAGCCCATTAGGAGTTTAGGAGAGTATTTCCAAATGGACTATGACCCCTATGATACATTCATGTTTGAGACTATTCGATTGGGTCTCGAAGTTGCGATTATGGCAGCCTCCGGCGCGGCTGTTATTGTTGGCTTGGTTCAATTAGTCCGAGTTGCAGCGACGGAGGCTGGTTATGACATGACTCAGGAGCCACGACCCGCTTTCCAAATTGGCAAATTTCACAATTTTGATGCCGTTCCAATCACTTCCATACCTTTGGTAGCGCATAATGAAGCGAGATGCACGACATTGGAGGATCTTTCCCGCAAGACCATCCAATTGTCTGCGTTGTTGTCGCTGGGTGATGACGATTTACATGGGCATTTTGTCTACCGTAATTTTATGCTTTGTCCGCGACATTTGTTTATCCCTAAAGGTTCTGATCCTCGAGCTGCACATCCCATTAGCAGTGCGATCAGTATCACGTACCCCATGGATGCTCGCAATGTGGTGAAGTATGATGTCAGGTTTGAGGATGGCGATGGCAAGAAGAAAAATGCTATTGCAGTTCCGAATAGAGACCACGTCATTATTCATGTGGATTTCGTGCCACCTATGTCTGTTGATTTGCTTAAGTATTGCTCCACTGGAGCTTTGTCTACCCTGAGTGTGGTCGATGAAGCTTTGCTCGTGTCTCCGCGCGATATCGTTTCGCCAATGCGTGCTAAAGTGGTCACAGGTTACAACCCCGTGTCGCAGGTGGCTAATTCATGCGTTTCCTATGAGGCGATCACCAAGCCTGGTGATTGTGGTCGATTATTATTGGGTAGGGTTGGTAGGACTATCATGATGTTGGGGCAACATGTTGGGTCCTACAAAGTTGAAGGTGTGTTTCGGGAAGGTCGAGCCGAGTTCATCGTGGAACAGGAGATTCGTATAGCTATCTATTCTCTCCAAGAAGGACGCTTAGATCGTCAGATTGTAGCTGTGACCGGTGAGTTGCAGTTCGGTCAGAAACCCCTTACTTTAGGACCTATACCCGAGAAATCCTCAGCGGGGACAGCCGTGCGTAAGGCTCAAGGCCCTGTTTTTGGCTTAGGTACCCTCACCCCAGCTTTTGGCATTTCGAAGATGAAGACTAAAGTTAAGCGGAATGTGTTTGATAAGGATTTCGCCCATCTAGAGAAGGAGTGGTGTGGTGTTACACCCTACTTCGAAGCCCCTTGCTTCCACGGCAGAATGGACGCGGGTGAGTGGTCTGATCCGTTTGTGCGTTCCATGTCAGCTTATCCTTATGGTTTCATTCGAGATGACGTGCTCGATCAGGCCCTTGACTTGTATTTGGATGGCGTAGAAGGAGTTTCGGGTATTGATCAAGTGCGTGTGTTGACTCCCTATGAGGTCTGGCGTGGGATTGCTGGGACAAATGTCAAGCCCGTCAACTTGCATACCTCGACTGGTGCCCCGTATTTTGTCCGTAAAGGGGAGGCTATTGAATTTGATGATGAGAGTGGCATAGTTTATGTTGCCAAGGAAATCATGGCCATGGTTGAGGAGATGGAGTTATTACTCAGCATGGGGATTGCCCCTATCCCCGTGTCGTGCGCGGCTTTGAAAGATGAACCGGTATCGGCTGAGAAGAACCTTAAGCACAAGGTTCGGGTTTTCTGGCCAGTATCGGTGTCGCATTACTATGTGTGTAAGAAGTACTTGAGGCCAATTGCCGTTGTCATTCGTGCGAATCCAGAGTTTTTTGAATGTGCGGTTGGCATGAATTGCTCTAGCGCCTCCGAGGTTCAAGCCTTTGCCCATTTCCTTGGGCGATTTGATGACCTCTTTGATCTTGATTATGCCGATTTTGACTCCTCGCAGACACTGCCCTGGTGGGTTCGTGTTGTGGCTAAGTTTTACCAGCGGATGGCGAAGCTTATTGGGTACTCAGAAGCGGATCAACGCAAGGTGTATCTCATCGTGATGGGATTGGCACATGCGTTTCGTGTAGTCAAGAGTGACGTTATTCTGTGCACGGGTAATCTCTCTGGTGGGGAGCAGACATTAGAGATAGGATCTATAATTAATTCAGTGGGTTTTCGTTATGGTGCCCTGATGGTTGCAAGAAAGTTCGCTGTGGACCTTGCGTTAGGCGATTGGTTTAGGCCCCAATTTGGATTGCGCACATTTGGTGATGACCTAGCTGTTGGTCGCACAGCTAGAGGACGTTGGATGGACATTGAGGAGTGGCGAGCTCAGATGAAGGTTGCGGGACTCACTTCCACGCCGGGAGATAAGAGTGAGTTTGTTGTGTCTAAGGAGATAACAACACTGACCTTTCTGAAGCGGACCCTTCGATATGATGTTCAGTATGGCGTTTGGGTGATGCCGTTGTCGAAGAAGAGTTTAGCCAAGATGTTGGTTATTCGGACTACTTCGACGTTGTCTGACTTGGATCACTACGGCGTAATATTGGCGAACGTTATGCGTGAGTGCGTGTTCCATGGGCGAGACTTCTTTGAAGAGATGAAGGTAACCGTTGATGAAGTTGCTAAAAGGCATAAAGTAGATGAGTCGAAGTTCTACAAGTATCCTTCATTCGATGAGGCAATGCAGTTGTACGTGAAGGAAAGTTTCACGGTTTGGGTAGAGGAAGCGTCTTTGCCCTTATTGATTGATGGCTGACTCCTTCAGCGAGATGGATCAGTGGCTTTTGTGGGAGCCCTGGTGACAACCCACCACACTATGTTTTATTTTTTGAGTAAAAATATGAGTATCGAAGATGTGAAGTCAAGCCCCCACCCTGTTGGGGGCGAGATCGTTGACGTTGTCAGCGACATTGCGGTGTTTACGGAAGCCGTTCTTCCAGCGTCCACTGGTATGGCGCGGGTTGAGAATCCGTTTTTGACGTCGAAGGGGTTGGAGTCTAACCCTACAAGTGTGTTAAATAGACGAGTTCTTTTGAAGACAATTGCCGTCTCCAACTTGGACGACTTTGGTGAGCTGGTTACTGCGCGTGTTGATCCATTTGCTTTGATGTTGGGTAATAGGACAATAGCGAGAGAGCTATCTGGTTTTGACTCCTTTAGAGCTGATCTTGAGTTGGAGATAGAGTTGTTGACTCCATCAGCCTCTTTCGGTGCATATGCAGTTTGTTGGCAGCCTGCGGGATGTACGGTTGCACAACAAGCCACTAGAGTGCGAGGTATTTTACAGACTGAGACCATCTCTCAGTTGAACCACGTGTTCTTGGAATGTTGTGCTGGGTCCAAGGGTAAAATGTTGATCCCCTACCACCATTTCGTTGATTATATTCCTACTGTTGCTGGAAACTATTCTGCGACGAATTTTCTCGGGGAGTTGTCCTTTTGGTGTTATGCGAGCGTCACAAACGACACGACCAATCCGGATGTGTCTTGTGATATGAACATCTATGGGACTTTCAAGAACATTAAGACTGTGAACCCAGTGAGAGGTGGCATTCTGCAGTCTGGTAGGGCAGATGTTAAGAAAGACAAGAGCATTTCGACAGGGCTTGGTGTGTTGTCGTCTATGGCATCTGTGTCTACACCCATTACGGGAGCCATGGGTGCTGTCGCTGCAGTTGGGTTGTCGGCCGCCTCTACAGCAGCTGATGCCATGGGTTATACGCGTAAACCAGCTGAGCAAGTTCCCATGCCAACGCAGTTTCGACCATTTTCCTCCGTTGCCCATGTTGATGGTGAGGATACAGGGGAAAACGTTGCTCAATTGGGTGGTGCGTGCGTTTCTATCGACCCGGCCGCCCATATGTTAGGCCAGGATCAAAGTTCATTCGAGTACTTAATGTCGAAGTGGACATTGGTGAAACACTTTGACTGGCTTTGTAGTACAGCTGTTGGTACTGTGCTTGGAGCTATGCCGGTTACGCCATTTGGGTGTGAAGAGTTTTCATCCGGACTTTACTGCTTAACCACCCCGGGTTATTGTGGGTTACCATACCAGTTTTGGCGTGGCGGTATGGAGTACCTCATAATTATTCCTGTGAGTCCCTTTCATCGTGGACAGTTGAGAGTGCTCTGGAATTGTAATGGATCTGTCGCGTCTGATGTGCGTCAGGTGGAGCAAGAGGTTAGCGCTGTGATAGATGTTGAGACTTGCAATCGAGTTAAGGTTCAAGTGGGTTATGCGCGAAATGAGATCGCCCGTAATGCCAATATTAGGCGAACGGATTCAGCGACTACTCAGACGGAGTTGCAGGATTGCAATGGTTTTTTGACGTTCGTTAATATGACGCGCCTTGTGTGCCAGGCTGGGCCAACTGGTATTGTGCCAGTTAGGGTGTTGGTGTTTGCGCGAGCTATGCCTAACTCGATGCAGTTTGCGTGTCCCCGTTACTCGATTAAGTATGAGACATCGACGAACACCTACCTAGAGAAGCCTA